TCTGCGGTCGCTGAGCTTTCTATCGCTGCTAGTTTGTCGAACTGCTCATCACTCATTAATCCCCAGTTATCTGTATCAGCTAGGGGAAGTGAAGCGTTGACCCATTCAGACCCGTTAAAAGTGAGCTGTTGCCCACTGGCTGCATTAGAAACATTTATCGGGATGTAGGGGTAATAGGTCAGAGTTGACCATGCCGTTGCACCATCACCAATCTTGAATTGATTGGTGTCAGTTACATAGCCCAGCTCGCCAGACTTTAATGTTGGGTCGCATGAAGTCCAATTAGCGGCAGTGTCTCTTCTAAATTGGATCTGGCTAGGCATTGACTATCCTCATCTCGTTTTATCCTTCCACCTACCTATATGAATTGAGAATGTGGAGGGATATTAATGACAACCTGTTCGACACCTGCCATTGAGGCGACGTCTGGCACTCCGCCAATAACTGCATAGTCAGCGCCGGGAACTCGGCAGACAATGTGGTCAGCAGCCGCAAGGGTGTTGTTATTAACTGAATCATATTGAATTAGGAAAATCTTCCAGGCTTTGCTGATAGCACCCTCGACACCAGTTAGAAACGCCTTCGAAGTAGTCATAGGGGTCTTAGGGATAACCACCTCTAAGCCACTCACTTTTTCGACACCATCGACCTCCTGCATGGCAGCTAATACAGCGATCGCATCCGCTGTGGTGCCACCTTTGAAGTGGTAGTCACCGACAAAACTCATAAAGGCTGTGTCTGCCATTAGTTCGGTCAGGAGCTCGTCAGCCGTGTCAATCATTGGCACCCCTTTCGATCTCCCCAGGCTTCCGAGATAGGTCTCTCTGGCTTGGTTTTCTGACCAACTCAGCTTGGAATCCTGAGTCCAGTAAAGACCTGGCCTTGTAGCCGGCGACCAGAGATGAGACCCTCTGTCCACTTCTCTCTGCTCGCTACGCCTTGGTCTCTAAGTGATTGACGAATTTGTTCCTTCACCGGCCTGGAAGTATGCCCCTGAGCTAATTCCTCCGAGCCATCACAAAGATTACGTCTACTCACTAAGAATAATGGACCGCAAGAAAGCACGCGCTGCTTGGCGTGATGGCATCAAAGAATGCTGGGATTATCGCTGTGCCTTCTGCAACGGCGTACCTATTGACGACGAAAGCTTGACCCTTGATCACGTCAAGCCTAGAAGTCGTGGTGGCCAAGATCTCACGCGCAATCTCGTGCCGGCCTGCTCACGCTGTAACGCAGACAAGGGGTCAGAGGATTGGAGGCGCTGGTATCAGCTGCAGCCCTTTTACTGCCCGGTCAGGGCCAGAGAAATCGAAAGCTGGATGACACAAGGCGACCGCAACGTTGACGAATGGTGGGAAACCGGCGTCGGTGACCTCGAGTGGTGTGTCATGAGGATGCAGGAGAATCAGGCCAAACAACAGATCTAGCACCAAGCCTCACTGCATTGACATCTACCTCAGATTGAGCCATCACAAAATTCTTAAATTTAGGGACCTCAACCTCATAAACATCGCCCTCCCATGCAGCTTGGATGGTCGCGCCAGAGACTTTGTACTGGGCTATCAGCAGCCCCCTGAAGCCGTCGTCAATCTCTAAAGGAGCAAGCAGCAGGAACCCATCACCACGCAGCGCAGGGTCGCTCAAGAAGGCCTTACCTTCACCATGCATGAAGTCAGGCGCACAGAAGACAGCCCAATCAGGCAACTCCTCCAATGCCTCGAGCTTCATGTAGGCACGAGCAGCACGCTCCTCAGGCAGATTCGCCTCACGATCACCAAAGAAGCAAAAGTCATCTGCTGTGAATGGTTTCCGGTTCTGCTTCGAATCGCGGTTCAGGTTTGCAGTTAATGCAGAGAGCTGCGCAGTGGGCAACTCCAGCGCATGGAATTGCTCACGCTCATACCTAACGCCTTCTATCAGACAGTTGAGGACGTAGGAAGCGAGGAGGTCTCCGAATCGCTCACGGGTGAAGTCTCTATCTGCGGGGTAGAGGTTTCTTGCGTGGTGGAAGGTTTCCGCCCAGTCGACCGGCTCCGCTTCTTCGTAGGTCCCTTCTGCGACTTTCCCAGGGCCTCAGCTAGTTCCTCCTTTGCCTTCTCTTCGTCGTACTCAACACCACCTTGCTGCTCACCCACAGCAAAGGTATAGATCGCGTCCACTAGCGCTTGAGGCAAAGTCTGAGTTGATGCAATGTCCCATTCACCCTGACCCTCGAGGCGATGACGTATCACCGTCGTCACCAGGGCTATCTGATTTTTGACAGATACCTCCAGCACCTCAAGGCCGGCTTGTTCTAAATCAGGGAGATATTTGACCTGCCAGTTTTCTTCTTTCGCGTTGAACTGAACGTTTGCACCAACTCCGCCGGCCAACACCTTAGCAACAAATGCGTGAGCGTCGATAGGCTTGACCTTTTCCTCCTTCGCAATCTTCAGAGCACAGCGAGCAGTAAAGGCAAAAGCAGTTTTAGTAGCACCGCTCTGCTGTAGCCAGCTTGTCTCTGCAACAGTCAGGCCATTGAAGACCGGGAACTCAAGCTCCCCTATTTCGGCATTTCCTACAACTGTCGTCTTCTTGACTGGGGTCGTAATAAAAGGAAGCTGTGCGACAGACATTGCGATAAACGTAATCGCCGCCAGTGTTCCTAGGCGTCTAAAAATTTGGAGTACGCATTCACGTAGTTGTACTGAGGAACACCATGAGTTCCATTAATCACAGCTGATGTCCAGGGCCTGGCCGGCAAGTGAATCTTGCCTCTCGATTTATTGCCCCAAGGGTGGATGTAGGCGCCTTCATGCACGGCCGTTGCATAGTCTTCGGTCCAGGTGTACTCACACTGCAAGCTCCCCGGATTGAGATCAACTCTGAGGCTGCCCTTTAAGTCACCACCATCGACGATGGACCTAGGTGAGCCTGTGTTGAATTTTGCTTTTGCCCAGCTCTTTGCCTTCTCTCCGACAGTGCTACCAGACACACCACGCTTCGATTGCCCTGGCCAGTCCCAATAAGCGCTAGAAATTGCATCGGTGAAACGCCCCTCGAGTTCATCTGCAACCTTTTCGAATGCCTTCTCGGCCTTTTGTTTGAACGTATTGTTCACGCCGGCTAGGTCCACATCGATCTTGACCTGGCCCTCGAAATAATCGGCCATCAGCCCGCCCACTCACACTTAATGATCACACGATCACCGATCTTTTTACGCAAGATCGTGCCAATACCTTCATCCCCAAATGAGCTGCTGTTCTCCATGACTTCAGAAGCTTTTGCCGTGCGCTCGGAGAAGTAGAAATTAATTGTCTGACCACTGCCTAGCTCAGCTGGTCTAATGCCTGTCTGATCGAGTGTGGAGTCACCCGATGGGTCCCAGCTCCTCCAGTCTTCACCGTTGGGGACCTCTGCCCAATCAACGACATAACCACTGAAGATGTCTGTGGCAATACTTAGATCAACCTTGTCCGCATAGTCAGCACGGCTGCCCTGTGAGACTTGTTTGACATAGGCACGGACGAGAATTTCTTGCCCAGGCACCACGGCATAACCAGTATCAGGCCCACCACGACTGCCAGGCCGCGTGACCAGAATCCTGGCGTTTTTGATAAAGGCGAGAGGTGTAGGCATGTCAACTCCGGATCACAGTTGTGACTCCGCTGCTCATCGAGCCATTAGAACTGCCACCAGGGCAACACACCCCCTCTAATCCATAGGTCTCCATATCCAGGTCTAGACAGATGCGCATAGTCAGCCGGGCCTGCTCTTCAAACAACGGCCGCAGCTTGTAGCTCTTAATACTGCTGCCTTGCTTAAGAGGCTCTTCTGAATATTCGATCACGTCAGCCTTGATCAATGGCAGATCATCTCCGCCAAGTGTTGTCTTCTCTGTGGTGATAGTGGCCTGGTTGACAATCCAAGCTGAAATGTTGGTTTTAATGCGAGCAACCGCTACGGGATTTGGCATGGCGACAACGCCGCCCATGCATGTACTGAGGCGATGCAAAGCCTTATAAGAAGAAGCCAGTCCCTGGATCTCCATGATTAGCCCGCGTGTCTGATCGGGGCTATACGCAATCGTCACCTGATCTGCTTCATAGATCGTCCAGTCGACGTCTAAGTCAGGGAGTGGACCGTAGAGAGGGCCGGTACGTGCTGCTGACATTTGAACTAAGACGGGTCCTAGCTCAGCCTTCCCATTGGCTAGATGGCTGTACGCAGCCAGCTGAGGTCAGCATCGGATACGCCATAACTAGGCAGTCGCGAGAAAGTGCGCCCTGCTTCTCTGAACGAAAGGGTTAGGTCTACCTGTTCAGCAATCTGCTGGACCATGACGCAGTCACGGCGACGAACAGCAACGGCTAGGGCAATTAGAAGACGCAACGCAGGATCTAATACCGGAGCCATGCATGTCTGAGTCAGAACCCTTACAGTCTACCGAGACTCAAAGTTCTCGAACTACTGGCCCCCCGTCCTCTCCACCGCACTCGCTAACCCAAAGAGAACCTCTACTAGCAGGTTGACGGTTTACTACACGACTGACTGACGGCATCCGAACAGGTGCCTCGGTGTAGTGCATTTTGATCATCGTTGGCTGGATGATGTTGATCACGGGCGCCGTGGCTACAGGGGCTTGAGCCGGCACGTAGTCAGTGATAACAGGACTATCCCTAAGCGCTCCCAAGGCGGCTACAAAAGCCATAAGCAAGAGATGCGGCCAAAGACTCCTAGCGCGAACCGGGAACCTCTTAAGGCCTGCTATACGTCCTCCCTGGCATAGTTGTGCGTCCATACATTTAACCTATCTCCCGGCGATGCGAAGTGTCAATCAACTCGTCAATCTGTAACGCAAGAGGCTCGAGGCCGCCGTCGTTGATGATCTCTGCATCAAAGCCGAATAAATTCAACGCACCCTCCGACGCATGAAGCGAGCGCTCATAGTGGTGAGGTCTGCTGATCTTCCACATCACGCCACCGTTGCTCTTGATCTTTCTGAACTCGTCAGGGAAGCGCACATCGTCAACAATGACGATCTTCGAGCCGTAGGGATCTCCTCTGTGGCGGTCGTAGCAACCCTGCCACAGGGTCGTCCAAAGCTCCGGGCTAATCATTCCTCGTCCCCAGTCAGTACCTAGACTCTGGAGAAGATGGCGCCCAGTTGGCCTGCCGGGTAGTTGGTCAATTGGAATGTTCTTGTTGTTGTAGAGGTGATAGACCGCATCGGCTCCAACCTGACCAAGCAAAGAACCCGCAAACAACTTTAAAGGCGCAGCCATCGGTATAATGGAAGCTGGCCATCCTTCCCTAATCAGCTTGGCGACCGTGCTCTTACCCGACTGCGGATAACTGCTATACAGGCCGATAAGCATGGTTCTGATGCACGTGTCTCAGTCTACCTTCGAAGTCTTATAGGCCATGATCTTCGGTGTAGGCCGTTCTGATCACAGGAGTAGCCCACTCCACGTTGTAGCCGGCAATAACGTCTTCCACTAATCGCGCAACCAAGGGGCTCTAAGTCTCATACTGCCGTCTTCATCTTCAGAGAATATGGGCTTTAAGCTTTCGCTGTCTTCGGCTTCCCATAGCTCGCGGATAGCTCTGGATTGTTTCTTGACCTCACGCATGGCGAGGCGTGCTTTGTGAGCTGACCAACCGTGAAGGCATACCTCCATTATCAGGTCAATAGTCCTACGTGAGGCTGAGATGAATAAAAGATTCTTAGTGTCCTTGACCCCAAAAAGAAATGGGAGCCTGCGCTCCCATTGAAGGGCTAGCTCATAAAAGACAAACGCGAGGCTGTCAGGGATCAATGGCCCTGACCTCTACGACGCTTACGGGAAGGGCTGCGTTTAGTACGGCCTTGTTTATTCCTGACAGTTCTGCCCTCTCCAATACGTGTTCGTTTTGGAGTGGACCTAATCGTGTCTTCAGTAAGATGCCCTAGCATCAGTCCTCGTCCTTTACAGATTTGACCAGTGCGTCGAACTCTTCGTCAGTAGGAGCTGGGGCGAATTTACCAAGCAGCGAAAGACCGAAGTCAACGATGCTGTTCTGACGCCAGGGGGTTAAATCAATTGCTTTATCGAGGGCAGCGACAATAATGCCGCCAATGGCTAGTGCGATGGGATCCATCTGAGGAGGTTGCATGCAGACGCCGTGAGTCTTCCGACCTATCCCCTGATTGGTTTCTTGGTCCCCTTGGAAGTTTTCTTGGAGCCCTTAGAGCCTTTTTTGCCTGTGGCTTGTGCAATTACGAGCGGAAGTGGCATGAGTATTTCGAGAATTGCCTAAGTCTTTCCAGAAGGAATGCTGAAAGTGTCGAGAGAGCACACTCCTATGACTTCACCCCACCCTGCTCGCAGGACAGCACCAACCCTGCTCCACCGTCTTCGACGTATGTAGAAGAACGGCACGGATGCGGCTGGCCGTGGACCACGAAACGAGTCGAGAAGGCCCCCGAGGGCCTCCCTAATCCAATACAAACAAAGAGCCCTCAAGTCGTACTAGGTGTCGCCGACTTGGGGGATTTTTATTAGACACAAGAAAACCCCTCGCTTGCAAGAGGGGTTATCTTCTGCCCTGTTTTAGCTGGGCTAGCTACTGAGCGATTGCGGGCGCACTTGTGGCCGCGAAGATCTCAGACTTCCTACATTCTACCTCGTTTATCTAGGCGTGGTGTCAAAGACATAAAAAAGCCCCCCTTGCGGGAGGCGGTGTGACTCAAGCCTTGAAGATCGGCTGAGTC